GCGTAATATTGAAGCTCACCACCGGTAAAATCTCTAGGGTCTGACAGTAAGCATATGAAAGAAAGTTTGCGTATTTCGTTACACCACGATCTAGTAAATCCCTCATCTTGGTGCCAATCGTATCTAGGGTTATTCCAGACGCTACTATCATATACGGTATATTGCATATCTTCAATATATGATAGATTAAAGTTCCAAAACTGATTGTTTATTGATAATACAGCATCTGTAATGTCGCGATAAAGTGGCGAATGAGCATCATTTATTTTGACCCAACCTACACTGCACTCTCTTACATCTTCAGTTCTTTCTTTAGATAATGTATATCCGCTGATTAGTTCAATGTCGCTTTCAGTGGTTTTTACTATCTCGCTGCAGCGCTTTTTTGAAAAGTAACTGTTAAGGAAGGTGTAACTATATCGTGGAGTGTCTCCGCGGGCCTTCAAGTGCCATTTACCTGACTGGTCGTAAATGTCTTCTAGTTCCATTCTACTTCCATCATTAGCTCAGTCATACAAGCTACGTTATTAATCTCATGATCAGCTACAAACGCAGCTTTATATTGGTAGTCAGCTAAAGTGACAACAAGCTGTGGAATGCTTTGAGGTTTGACATACTGCGAAGCATTGTCATACAGCTCGCGATACAGTTGCGCTGTATCCATATCCTTATGGTCTGCAATCCACTTACGCATATCAACAAACTTCTTACTCTTTAAGATACCAACAAGGTCCTGTATGTTGCTGCTGTGGTTAGCAAGTATACCGCTATCAATACTACCGGTAGCACTGTACCTTTGCAGTTCGTTGATTACACGCCTAAAATCCGGGAAGTATAAGGTGATAAGCTCAGCTAGGGTCTTCTGATCATATGAGACGTTTTCGTCGCTTAGAATCGCTTTGACACGCTTAAACAGCTGGCTAGCCATAGAGGCTTTGTCTTTACCGTTTATCTTGAACTCAATCACACTGCATCGAGAGTGTAGGGGATCAATGATACGGTTCTTAAAGTTGCAGGTGAGAATGAACCCACAGTTCTTACTGTACTCTTCCATAAAGTTACGGAGAGCTGGTTGAGTAGACTGTGGGTTTATGTAGTCAGCCTCATCAAGGATGACATACTTACGATTGCCTGTAAAGGAGATAGTCGATGCAAAGTCTTTGATCTCTGTACGAAGAGTATCGATGTTGCCATTCATCGATCCATTGATAACAATATAGTCGACATTAAGTTGCTCGCACATAGCACGAGCAATAGTAGTCTTACCTACACCAGGACCACCAGACAATAAAAGGTTAGGAATGTTATCTTGATCAACGAACTGTTGGAATGTTTCCTTCAGCTCGTCTGGTAGAATTGTATCACTAATAGTTTTAGGTCGATACTTCTCGACCCACAAGAAATCTTTTGACATCACAAATATCCATTATATACGGGGAAGGGACTTGTACTTCGAAGGTAGTCCTAACAAAGAACGTCTATCATACTTTAATTTGTCGGCATACTCAACATCTACGTAGTGAAGCATTAGTTGAATTTGACGGCCATTACATTTACCTTGGCGCCAGTGTGTGTCATTCACACCATCATATAGAACAGCATCTCCGGGACTGAGGTCGAACTGGTACACTTTATCTTCGTGATCAACATATAGTGGCCAACCTGAAACATTAGTATCTAAACATATTGTTATGCTGTATTGACAACTCTGTCTGTCCTTGTGCCTTGGTAATGTTGATGTCTCCTCGTAGATACGCCAAAATGAATACGTTGGTGTGAGCTGTTTATTAAAGATGTTGCTAACCATCTTAGTTTTTCTTATAAGTAGTGCTTCGGATATAGTATCTCCGTACTTAGAAAAACAAGCGGTCGTCATATCACCATTGATGTTACCATCCCAATCTTTACTAAAGACGTCCGAATCATTCTCCTGTTTGAATCTGATCTTGTCCATTTCTAGTTTGCAATGAACAGCTAGGAGACGTGTGATATCACTAGTCAGAAATTGTTGGTATTTGAACGGCTCCAAAACAATCTACAACCCGGTCATTATCCTTGTCCTCGATACTTCTTGAAGCCACGCTTAGCAGATTTGTTCATAGAACTCATCTTTACTTTACCTCGACCGATACTGGTACGCTTGTTGTTACCATCGCGATTAAGGTTTACTCCTAGGATATTACTCCCGACCTTCTTAGCCAACTTTATTGTCCTCCAAAGTATGATGAACCTTCCATAGCAATCCAGTATGTTAAAGATCCATCAGTTAATGTAAATTGTGCCAGTCTCTGTGTAGAGATGGTCACATTATATGTTCCAGCAATTAGTTTAAGATTCTCTACTTTGAACACAACCTTAAACTGCTCGTTTGTCTTACCGACCTCATAAGAAAACTGATGAGCAGTTGTGTTCTTAGTGTTGGTCGCGAGTACTTTAATTGTTTCACCATCACCCTGGATGATAAGTTCTGGTAACCCCATCACGGATGCTGCCTGCAGCAAGTGCTTGAGCACTTTATCACCAAGATCAAACTTAATTGGTTGGTCTGGTAGCGTTACTGCTTTGTCAGGTGGTATGGTAACCATCGACTTATCAGCATAGAAATAGTGACTACTGGCTTTGTTATCATCGCTAATAGAAACGTAGTACGTATCAAAGTCAAAGTCCGGTTCATCAAACAAACTAACTACACCAAGAAACTCACTGAGATCGTATATAGCAAACTCTCGTGGAAACTCTTCTTGGACAGCAGCTTGAGCAAGCACTGTCTTATTCTGAGACACGGTTCGAACTACGTTGCCCTTAGACACGCACAGTGTTGGGTTGATAGTAGAGAAGTTCTTCAATACCTGAAAAGTACGTTGTGTAAGTTTCATCGCTTGACCTTCTTAACCTTGTTAACATCAACTGTAGCTGATGCACCAATCTGAGCAAGATGCACTAGTGAGCCTCCGAAGAAGTATGAGCCCATATGTGATGTCTTCATCCACGGACACAGCCAAACTTTGATACCAGCCTTACGTGCCCACTGACAGAACATATAGTCCTCTGACAGATAACGCTTGGTCTCTTCGTCGATAACAGTATCAAAGTAAGCCATGATCTCACGGCTGCCATCAAAGTCCTTTGTTCGGACATGATCTGGAAGATATTTCTGTTGTGGGTATGCTTCGTCAAACTTCTCGAAAGCTCGCTTCTGGATCATCATGAATCCTGTACCACCCTCAAGTACTTCTACAGGCTCAGTCAGCTTAAACGTACCTGAGCCAGCGGCTGGGTTGAATACAAAGTCTCCAACAAAGTTATCCAGCTCGTTTGGATTGTCGTCAGCATATCCTCGATCGACAGCATCCTTGATCTTCTCCCAAGCAATCGTCTTCTTAGGATAAGGAGCACACATGATATCATAATCACTATCTTCACTCATAAGAGCAAGCATAGCAAGTACATCATTGAAGTCAAATCCAATGTCACTATCCAAGAAGATCATGTGAGTACAATCTGATCGCATAAATGTGTCAACACAATAGTTACGTGCGCGAGTAATTAACGACTCGTTAAACAGATAGAAGAAGACAAGCTCCACTCCATACTTTGCAGCGGCCTGTGCAAGGTCTGTTGACGACTTAGTGTAAGTACCAGCACACATACCACCATACATCGGCGTGCACACCATTAGTTTACGCTTGCGCAGCTCTTCAATACTAACCTCAACTTCCATTAACTTTCTCCATACTTTTGATCGTGCTGCTTACCAGTACCATAATCACCATCATATTGGTTCAGCGCTTCAGCTTTGAATAATAAGAACTGTCCTACACGGGTTCCACGTTTGATTCTAATTGGTCCGTTATTGACATGAAGGACACCAGCCATTACACCTTTGTATCCAGAGTCGTACAAACCAGACGTAATAAAGCATCCATTACGATTTAGACTTGAACGAGTAATTACCCACCCGGCCTCATCATCACCAATAGAAACAATGCCTTCCATGATAATCTCATAGCTACCAGGATCCAGTCTCCACCAGGCATCAGTAGGTTGAATCTCTCTTGACTCGCGATGAGTCTTCTCCTCTTCACTAATTACAAACACTTGACCATACGTCTGGAAGATTTTATCCACACGCAGGTCAATTGCATTAGGTTGTACTTGATCGTCGTCGAACTTACTTAGTGACGATTTCGAGTTTGGTGATGCTAGGTGAATCATCCTCAAATGTGTCCTGTGTAAAATACCATAACAAAACAATATAGTGGATTGCCTTTAGCAAGTCCTTCTTATTGTGCCCTTCTTTCTTGCCGTACCGCATTAAGTACTTGATAGCAGTATCCCGACACGTAGTATCGACAGACCCAAGAGTCTGCCATACGTCAATCGTTTGGATGTTATTCTGCTCTTGGCCTGCTAGCTCACCAACATAGTGACCAGCGTAGGTAGATTCAAGATAAGTTAATGCTTGGGCTAGAATCTGATCTTCATTAAATCTAAACTTCTCACTCATTAGAACAAAGCCTGTCAATGTATGTCATATTATCAAGTGCTGTATTCACCAAGCTAGTATCATCTGTATGGAAGTTAAAGTCAACTTCTTTCTCAAACTTTCCATCGATCAGACCAGTA